TTTACAACCACCTGCGGGTGCCGGCAAAGTTGTTATTGTATTAGTTCCCGGAGCGGCTGCTAAACATGCTGGCGCACAAGCTGCTGCAATTCTAAGAATAACAATTCCTGAACCTCCATTACCTCCACCTGAGTTAGGTGTTCCACCACCTCCTCCACCACCACCAGTATTAACTGATCCTGCTGTACCTGCTCCACCACTTGAATTACCGGCTCCACCACCGCCAGCTCCACCAGAACCTGCACCAGATCCACCTGGTTCAAGCCCACCTCCACCACCACCTGCGTAAGTGACTGAAGCTCCTGATATTGAGTTTGCTGTTCCTGCTCCACCAGCACCACCAGCATTAGACGGACTTGGTCCACTTCCTGGTGTAGTTGCATTTGCTCCTGCACATGAAGCTCCACCACCTCCACCACCACCTGATGGTGGAAAGTCAACTCCCAGTCCTCCTGGATTTCCTTGTGGAGGACTTACAGGAGGAGTATTACCTGCTCCTTTGTAAGATGCATCCGTTCTCATATCTGAAACACCACCACCTGATCCTCCTGGATGACCTGCTCCTGCTCCTGCTGTAGGAGAATCAGTTGGTCCAGGTGTTCCGCCTCCACCACCACCAGTTGATGTAATCATTCCTACATATGAAGGCTCTCCACTTGCACATGCAACTGGTCCTCCTGAAGGAGCTGGAGTTGCCGTTCCACCGGCTCCTACCTGAACCGTATTAGATCCCGGACTTAAATATAATTTTGTTCCACCTGGAAAAGATGTTCTGAATCCACCAGCTCCACCTCCACCACCTTTATGTCTACCACCAGCTCCACCAGCACCAACTACTAGATAATCGAATGCTATAAATGGATTGGTTGTACCTAAATTTATGTTTGTTGATGCTTTAAATGTTCCTATATAATTTGTTCCGTCATATGCTACAGGGGCACATGCACTACATGTTGTGAAAGGAGTAGTTGTTTTTACAACTACAATTCCTGATCCACCTGCTCCACTTGCTCCAGCAGGACCTGGACTACCAGCAGGACCTGATCCACCTCCACCTCCTCCAGTGTTATTTGTACCATTTGTTGCTGAGCAACAACCTCCAGCTCCACCGCCGCCAGCTCCACCAGCTCCAGCAGATCCTGTAGGTATGTCTGAACCTCCACCACCACCTGCGTATGTTACGTCAGAGCCTGTAATTGTATTTGGAGCTCCAGCACCTCCTGCTCCTGAATTATTATCTCCGTTTGATCCTTTTTCTCCAACAGCAGTAGCTCCACCACCTCCTCCAGCGGCGTTATCATAAGTTGGGCCAGGTGTAGGAGAAGTTCCACCATCAAAACCTTGAGGTGGAGCTGTAGGGGGCGTATTACCTGAACCTCCAGCTGTGCTTCTTGCACCTCCACCAGCACCACCACCTGAACCTCCAGGTCCACCAACACCAGCTGGGTTTCCTGCACTACCATAACCACCACCTGCTGATGTGATAGTTGAAAAAATTGAATTAGTTCCTGCATTACCATTATTATGAGTTCCTGAACCAGGATTTCCTCCTGCCGCAGCGCCTCCAGCTCCAACTGTAATTGGATAAGTTCCCCATTTTGTAGATATAGAGCATCCTTGTAATGGACTTGGTCCATACCCTGATGCACGATAACCTCCAGCTCCACCACCACCTGCTCCATTATATTGTGCTGCACCACCAGACCCACCACCAGCGACTACCATGTAATCTTGAGTTGCGAAATTATAAACCCAATCTGAATTTTTTACATAAGAATATACGGTGTTCATTTGCCAAACACCTGGTGCACTGCCACACGCTGCACAGCCGTTAGTTACAGTATTAGGGGGTCCGATTATTCCGCCATTGCCAGCCATAATTTAAACCTCCTAAGCGTCGTCTAAGACTTCATATGATATGAATAGTTCTAAATCAGATGCAGCACTCGCTCCACCTTTGAGAATATCACCTTCCATTAAATAAATGGGAGTGTCAGATACTACTAAAGATGCATCTGCGGGCACTGAAATTGTTTTTGCTAAATATGTTGTGGCTGATGCACCTGTTGGTGTTAGACCATTTGCAGCTGCTGTACCCATACCGTCAACATATAAATTTAAATCTGCTGCATTTGTTCCATCAACATTTGAACATACTATTCTATTAATTTTTAATAGTTTTTCTGCATCAACTGTTAATAAAGTTGTTGTTAAAGTGTTGGTTAAAGCCCAACCATAATTACCACCATAAATACTTGTAACTGATACTATATTTGGATTTGCCATAATTTAATTCCTTTTGTTTTTTATCCGAAAATCATTGCCATTGCAATAGCTTTCCCTGTTGATATACCAAAAGTTGAGGTTGCTGTCCACTGAGTATTTCCAGACCCATCTGAAGTAGTTAAAGCATAATCTGCTGCTGCTCCCACTGCTGCGGGTAAAGTAAGAGTATAAGAACCACTAACTGTTGTAGGGACATCTACAGTAACAGCTGCTGAGTTATCAGCGTCATTGAATACAAGAGCATTATTATTAACTAAAGTTATCTCTGAAGATGTAGCTAATACATCCACCATATCAGGATTAGTGCCATCATTAGCAGTGGCATAAATAATTTTAGTTCCTTTATCTGTAGCAGACCATTGTACCGTGGATCCTGAACCTGAAACATATTTAAATGTGACTGTGTATGCACCTGATGAGTTATTTTTAATTATATACCAATCTTGAACATCTAGAGGAATTGTTACCGTAGTAGCTTCCGCAATTGTTCCTGTAAATTCTATAGTTCTGTGTGCAAGAGTTGCACCAGTTGATCCGTCTGAAACAGATAAAGTAGTAGGAGTTGATGTTATAGCTTGTGTAGTATAACCACCTGCAATTTGTTCTATAATTTCTAAGTTTGTATTAGTTTTTGTTCCCCATGTACCGGCGTTTTCACCAGTAGCCATTTTTTCAACACCTAAAGGTGTGTACGTTGAAGCCATAATTTATCTCCTGCTTAATTCTTCATTTTTATTTTGTTTTATACATAATGTCAACATTATATATTATTATGGTGGTGTAACTTTACTCCAACTACCACCTTGTGTAGCTGTTTTTTTACTCCAACTTCCGCCTTGTGTAGCCGTTTTTTTACTCCAGCTACCGCCTTGTGTAGCTGTTTTTTTACTCCAGCTACCGCCTTGTGTAGCTGTTTTTTTACTCCAACTTCCATCTTGTGTAGGAGTATATTTTTCCCAGGCTATTGGACCACCAATTTGACCTAAAGTAGTTGTTGCAGATTGTCCTGTTAATCCCATAACTTGATCTGCTGGTGTAATTGCACCTACAGAAGAAGTTGCTCCTACTCCAGTGATAGGGTATTTAGATTCACATATAACACTACCTACACCAGTGCTTGCAGATACACCTGTTATTCCTGTTACAGTAGCTGGAGAAAGCTCTCCAACTGATGCTGTAGCCCCTAAACCTGTTAAACTTACATCTTCATTTGGAACAACAACTGTACCTAAAGAAGAAGTAGCATTTACTCCTGATGGAGCAACTACTACTCCTGATTCAATAACAAATTCTCCAACAGAAGAAGTTGCACCTTGGCCTGTTAATGGAACACCTACGTTTGGTATTACTACTTCTCCAGTTGAAGAGGTAGCTTCTAAACCTGTTAATCCCATTACTTGATCTACTGGTGTAATTGCACCTACAGAAGAAGTTGCACTTTGACCTGTTAAGCCCATCACTTGATTTGCTGGTGTGATAGCACCTACAGAAGCAGTTGCGCCTTGACCTGTTAAAGATAAACTAACCGAAACATCAATAGTTGGTGTTCCTAAAGAAGAAGTAGCACCTAAACCTGTTAAAGAAAGTGAAACAGATGTAATAGCTGATAACGAACCATTTGCAGAAGTTGCACTTAGCCCCGTTGGAAGAACGGTAACATTATATGTACCACCCCAAACTTGAGATCCCCATGTATCACGACCCCAACCTGTATCGTAGTAATCAGCATCACCCCAATCAGCTTGGCCCCATGCCGGGTGACCCCAACCTTGTAAAATATTTTCATCAACATAGCCACCAATGTTATATGTACCTTGGCCCCATCCCATACGAGAGGCATTCCACTCCGTTGGGTTAACAATGGCCTGAAGACCCGTTACCGAAACTGTAACGTCAGCCATGTTTTACTCCTATGCTATTCTGATAATTGCTGTAGTTGCTGCCGCTGCTGGAAATTGAATTGTAAAAGTTCCACTAGTGGCTGTTTTATCTCCACCGAAATCTATCGCACAAACTGAAGCATCTGTAGCATGTGAATCATTAAAAATTAAACATCCTCTTGCTGTGAATGAAGCTGATGTCCAAGAGACATCAGAAAAATCACAAACGGCAGTTGATGAATCTAATGTTGGTGTAACACTTGTTAGAGCTGCTCCTTTTGCAGTATAAGCAGTTCCTGAAGTATTTGTTATTTCTTCAGTACTTGTGTAAGCAGTCGTTGATGCTCCTAAAGTTGCAGAGCTAGTGTATAAAGCTAAATTAAAAGTGTTTCCAGTAGAAGCTGTAAAATTATGTTCTGCTTCTAGGATTTCTTGTTTAAAGCTATTACAAATTGCCGATGTTATTGCCATAATTATCTCCCTTATTGAGGCGGCGATTCGATTGGTATACGAACAGTACCATCCGTATAGTCGTCTCTTCTTCGTCTCCCAATTTGCACACTTGCAAATTTTTGTAGTTCAATTTTATACTTATTTTCATATAGTGTCAACATATCCGTTGGACCTTTTAAAAATGCATAAGCTTCCACCAGGGTGGCATATAGTAGACCTTGAGGAAAATATTTACTAATATATGTGCCCGCAGTCTCTGTTTCTAATCCTGTTGGTACTATATTTCCATGAATATTTATTAAATAATTAGCGTCAGGTGTAGGAGCCATTATAATATTTCCTGATGTAGTTGAGCCAGTTCCAGTCGCTCCTCCAAACATAGCATAATATTTAGGTAATCCTGTAGTATCTTGCCCTGTAGATCCACCTTCAGGACCAGTTAATTCTCCAACATACTCACTTATAAAAGTTCTGTCTCTTTTTTGAAGCCAATATGTTCTACCTGTTCTAGAAGAAGTAGAATTAAAAAGTTCAATACCTCTTACAAAAACCATACCTGCAGGAACTCTAACAGTTTGCACATCTGCAGCTAGTGTTCCTTCATATTCAACTCTATCTGAATCCATAGGAATATCATAAAAAATTCTATATTCTGCATTTTCTATAAATCTATTTAACACAGCAGCAGTAAAAACAGTACTGTCTACTTCAGTATAGTTTCTAATATCTGTTTGTAAGTTTGATAAAGTGTATCCAGCCATTATTTTTGTATAGTTACCGGTCCAACGGACATCGGGTAACCTCCTCCTGTTGCGACACTTGTCGCGTTTGTATCAGCGCTAAAATAAAACCAATCTGTTCCATAAATTCCAGTACCATTTGGACCAGTAGTATCAGTTGCACCGCTGACGTATTTACCTACAGTTATAGTATATCCTGCAGCTTTTGCAATCGTTGCTCCTGTAATGCCGCCAACTTCTTCTGGATTACCATATGTTCCACCAGCTCCTAAAGGACCTCTAAATCTTTTTGTATCTCCAGTAGTATAACCGTGACCTGGTAAATTAACATTTATAATTGCAGAACCTACTTGATATGTTTCTAAAGGATCATTTTCTAATAAATCAGCTACTGCAAATTCTGTTCTTGCAGGTTTTGCATGTTGTAAAGCTTGTGGGTCGGAACCATGTGGTCTTGGTGAAACTTGAGGTTGTTTAGGTTCATATTCAGATCTATGTACCCAGGCACCAGTCCATTCTTGAACCATTTCTCTATATGGAAATGCTGCACCTGATCTATCTGAAATCATTAATGCATATCTACCTTTTGAAAATTGTCCCATTATTCTTTAAACCCTTTATGTTTTAACCATGCTTTCACTTCCTTATCTGGTGCGGAAGAAACATTAGCATGAGTATCTGGATCCATAACATGTTGATCACTCTTATATTCTTTGCCTTCTATTTTTACTTTTTTATTTCTAAGTTTTTTTGGAAGCCTTTTATTTCTGCTTTTTCTTATAGTATCTAATACTTGATCTTTTCTTCCAGCCTTAGTCTTAGCCATTATTTTTTTAACAACTCCCATTCCTTTAGTTAATAATGTCATTATATATTTGGATAATAAGTTTTCGGTGTAATATACGTACTCGCCGCTGATCCATCCTCCGCTAGTGCTCTTGCTAATTCATCTTCATAATATAGTTTTAATTCTTGAGATCTTTGTGGTGCATATTTTTGTGATAAATAAAATGCTAGACCTGCCGTCATAGAAGGAACAAATCTATAAGGAGCATCAGTTGCATTAGTATAAGCTCCTGCGTCTTGAATTCTTTTAACAAAATAAATGTGCATATCTTTAGATGCAGCTGTAGAATTAGGTGTTGGGTAAATGGTTACCGTAACTTTGTCCACGAATCTTTGAACCCAGAATTGACTTGGAGTTCCTTTAGTTAATTTATTAGAGAAAGCTGCATAGGTTGATCTTGCAACTTTTGTCATTGGTAAATCTGTTTGATCTGTAGAGGTTCTATCTGTTCTATATTGAGCAGATAAAATATCTGATAATCCATAAGTAGAAGCACCGGAAGTTCCACCTACTGTAACAGAAGATGTTCCATCACCTGTTGATCTATAAAAAGTATATTCAGCTTGACCTTCAATTAAGTCAATATTAGTATCACCTACTTCCCAAAAATGAATTCCTCTATTTCCCCATTCTTGAAATAAAATATTTAAAGATCTTCGAGCGCTATGTATTTGATGTCCAGCAGTTCCTACTAGACCAATACGCTCGTACGCTTCTGCAATGATATCGTCAATTGCAAAATTCTTTTCAAATGTATAAGAGCCCGATGTTGTATTTGCCATCTAAACTCCTATCCATAAAATACGGTAACTTTATCTACGCCACTTAAAGTTGCATATCCACTTGTTGCACAATAAAGACCATTTCCTGGAATTATAATATTACCCGATAATGGTTCTCCCGCACTTGTTCCGCCAATTCCAATATCAAAAACAGCAATAGAAGTTCCACTTGAACCACCATCTTTAATTGTAATACTGCCAGCGGCTCCATCACTTACGTACCAAATTCCTAAAATTCTACAAGGTCCAGCAAAAACTGTAAAAGAAGTTGTTCCTCGAGTAGTTTTTACGTTACTTATATATGTTCCCATTTTTTCTCCTTAATAAAGTGCTCCCGAAGGAGCACTTAATTATTTATTTATTAACTCCAAGCAGCTGCGCCTGTATCTGCAGTATTGCTTGTTGACAAGTCATGAGCAAAATTCCAAATGCCTTTTTCAAAACAAGTAAAATACAGATAACAACCATGAGTTAAACTATTGGTTGCTGCATTCGCAGGTGTGTACGTTAATACCGTTTCATCTGCTATCGATGTATCTATAGTTTGAACTGTTCCAGTGGCTCTACTTTCCACTTTTGATCCAGTTCTAAAAACATCACTTCCTGCACATGTAAAAGTCAAAGTAAGTACTCCACCAGTTGTATCATCTGATTGAGCATGAACTACATAAGTTCCTACTGTTGCTGCCGGTAATGTTACCGCTTGTGCAGCTGCTCCTGTGTAGTTGTTGACCGTAATTACATTAGCCGCATAAGTTAATGTTGCTGATGTTGCTACTACAGTTGCAGTTAAACTAGTTAAATCAGGTTTCGTTCCTAAAAACCTTGATGTTATAACTCCTGTACTAGCTGCTTTATTGATCTGTTGAAATCCTTTTTCGGATCTAACCGGACCATTAAACGATGTGTTTGCCATAATATTCCTCCTAGAATATCTTAAATGTAGTCCCCAGGGGCATGTCGACTATACGCGTCTACATTTAATAGTTATTATTAATTGTATAGTAATTATTTTATATATGAGATTTTAGTAGAGTGCAAGAGATCCTTACAGAAATATACGATTTCAGCGATGTGGCGTTTATTTAAGTAGCCACAGAAACTTCGGGGGCAGCACTATTAATTGCATTTTCTCGATCTGCAATTTTAGATTCTTCGGCTTTAATCTCATTGATAGTGTCTTTAATAGCATTATCAATTCTGACCATATCAAGAGTATATTTGCCACTTTGCTCATACTCTAACTGCCACCTCAACTCCAAGGACCTTTTCTGTTTGTATAGGTCTTGTATCATCTATAACCTCCTCATAGGTTATTCGGTTAGGAGTGTCCGAAAACATTCCTGTTGATTCCCACTTTATACTTTTTTCTCCAATTTTGTCAAGGATAGAATTTTCAATAGACTCAGCAGTATCCTCAGCTTCTACATTAAAAGAAGCGTAGTGATCATAAGCCCATATTTTTACTGTAAATTTTTTCATGAATCTCACCTTTTATATGTAGATTGTGGCGGTTTTAAGGCCGCCACAAAATTTTAGTTATTACGCACCTTCAACGCCGAAGATACCTCTATAGTCAGATGCGCCGAAGACGTATCTTTCCCTAGCTTTGTATCTAACGTTACCAGTATCGAAATCACCTTCCATTGAAGTTGTCAATGGAGTTCTTTCAAAGTGTTTCATACCATTTGGAACGTCCGTAATGACGTACCATGAGTCAGAATCATTTAAGAAATGGTTCACTCTGTATCCTTGAGGAATCATTCCCATAGAGTTGACTGCATTGATGTCATTATCTGCTGTAGCAGTTCTACCTTGAGATTTTAATAATCTCTCAGCGTTAAACTGATTAGCAGACGGAACTATCATCTTCACGCCTCTCGCAGCGATTTTTAAACCTCTTTCATCAGTCATTGCAGCGATATCGATCAGTGCTTGTTCTAATGAAGTTTCGTTTAAGTCCGCTTGAGTAGTAAGTGTGTTCGAACAAGCCCCAGCTATTGTAGTGTGGTTTGTTGAGAACAAAGAAACAGTGTCACCAGTTTTATATGTGCCTACTGAAGGTAGACCATTATTTAATGGGACAGCCGCTTTCACTTGTTTAGCGTTTGACATAGATCTTGCTAAAGCTTTTGTATATCTAGACGCAAGTCTATCATACAAGTTATCTTCAATTGCTTCTTCAGTAATTGAGAAAGCTAAAGCGATCGTTTCCATAGTGTAACGAGCAGTGTAAGTCTCTTGTGCTGTATCGTAAGATACGCCTTGACCTTCTGCTTTTACATCAGCGTTAGCGAATCCTGATAACATAACTTCCTCTTCGAAAGCCCTGTCACTAGATTCAGTAACGTATATTTCGGCAGACTCATTGTCATACCGTTTGTACTCCAGCCCAAATAGTGCATTTAGGCCTGGTTCTAGTTCTTTAACTAGCTGTGCTCTTGATATTGCCATGTCTATATGCTCCTATTATGCGCTATCAACAAACTCATTTAAATTAGAAATAACAACAACTTTGCAGTAAGCTGCAGTTATGTCGTTATTTTCAGGATCGTCAGCGACCCTTAATAATCTCCATGAGTAGTTAGTAGCATGTGTAGATCCAATATCCAACGTGTTAGTTGATTTACCTGTGGTTGTACTTCCAGATGCTGCATTCATGTTATATGTTTCCATAAAACCTGCTTGAGTTACAGTATCATCTGTAAAGATTTCGTAGTTTTGCCACGGCGCATCATTAACGAACGCTGTAATATCTTCACTGTTAGCCGGAGTAATGCTGCCTGCATAGTAGTTATCCCAAGTTGGCTTCAAAGTTGTAGCCGCATTGTAGAAAACACCATTTAGCACGCCGCACATTGAAGTGGTTCCAGTTGTTACTACTGTACCCTCAGTCATATATCCTGCTGCACTGACAACGGGAGCGCCATTATAAATAGCAGTTCCGTATCCAGCGTCAATCTTATAAGCAGATTGACCTTGCGGAGCAGGAGTATTTCCAAGCATACTTGTAGCATTCAAACCGTCACCAGCTGTGTTACTATTTGCCATAGTTATTACTCCTTTTGTCTATATCTCTATAGACGGGTTTATTTAAATCGATAGTAGGGAATTGGTTGTTATCCCGAGAAAATTAACTTTTCTTTGTACCACCGAAGGTTACACGAGACTGTCGATCAACATCGATCGGCATACTCTTATGTTGTTCCCTTAGCAAGTCGGTTTCAACTGCTTCGTCTTGACCTTCAGTAAGTTTCTTCTGATACTCAACACGTTGCTTCGCGAGTTCTTCGGGTATCCTAGCCAACAATAGGCCTCCTACTCCAATGACTCCAGCGTATTTGCCTTCAGTAACTACAGGATAATCAGAATCTTTATATTCATCAGCTCTCACTAATTCATATCCTTCTCTAAGTCTTCCAAAAATGTTTTTACTATCTTGGAATCCTACAGATTCGGCTCTGATCCATCTGTGCCTAAAGCCATTAGGCGCTGGTGGTGCATCCAGAGAGGATGGTGGCTTGTACACTTTTGGCCTTTCAGTTTTTGACCGTGTATCAGCCGCACGAGAAGTTGTTTTCTTATCTTTTGTCATATGCTTATGCCTCCTTCGTGAGTTTTAATTGTTTTGCATATTCTTCGAGTGGCACACCTAATTTTTTAGCTATTGCTACTTGAGATGATGTGAGTCTCATTTGTTTGCGACCAGTTTTTGCACTTCTATTCGCAGAAGCCACCGACTGAACGGGTCTAGTCGTTTGTATATCTCCACTATTATCAAATTTATTAGGAAAGTCAACTCTTATACGTTTGTCTATTTCTTCATAATATTCATTTGATTTAGGATCATAACCTTCTTTTTCCACTAGATCTTTGTGAATCTCAAACGCTGTAAATGTCATAGCTCGGTTAGTTCCGAACCATCTATTTTTAGCAGCCCAATCTTCAGCCATAGGATCAGCTTCAGGTAATGATTGTGGAGTTCTTTCTGGTAGTTTTCCACCGTCAGAAAGCTGTGCAGGTTTCTCGTCCTGTACAACTCTTTGTTGTTGTTGTATTTTCGCATTTTCGAACGCTAGTTCGGCAATACGTTTATTTGCTTCGACTTGAGCAGCTGCATCACCTGCTTCAATGGCTTGCGCTAAACTTTTTTGCGCAGATTCCATTCCAGTTTTTACATGCTCCTCAACTTTTTTACTATAATCAGCATCGACTTTTTGAAATCTTTCCTGATCAAGTTGCCTTTTTTTCTCTAAAGCTTGAGCATATTGTATAGCTGCGTCTTCTCTTCGTTCTGCTTCTCTCATCTTACGAGTAAGTTTAGCAATACGAGATTGAACACCTTTACTATAATCCTCTAACTTAGAGTCTTCTTGTTTTTGTTCCTTTTTTATTTCTTTTGCTGTTTCATCTTTTACTGTTTCTTGTTCCGGGGTTTCCTCTTTAGGTGCTTCCGTTTCAATAACGGCTTCATCCTTTTTTTCTTCAATATCTACATCTACTTCAGGTCCTGAAGTATCTATATCTACTGTTTTTTTGTCTTCTGGCATAGTTTTCTCCTTCTATGTTAGTATTGATGCAAGATATCCTCTGGATTCTTGACAGTTGCTAAAACTTCATCTTCATTTAACAACCTTACTTCCCCACCTTCAATTTGTATACGTGATCCTGCATAACGAGCAAAGACCACCCAATCACCGACCTTGCACCATGGGCCATGAGGATAACGTTCTTTATCCTTATAACATTGTGGACCCATCGCTAATACGTTTCCGCACTGTGATGCAATTTGTTGTTTATCTATAGTTTCATGTGAAAATAAAACTCCACCTTTAGATTTTTCACTCATTCTAAATGGAAGAACTAACATTCTCCAACCAGTTGGTTGTGGTAGTTTATCTTTTTCGTTTGTAATTTCTTTTTTAGGTTCGGATTTTTTAACTCCGACTAATTCTTTATTTGGTGTGATTATCTTTTGGCTTTGCGCCGTTGATTTTGATGACTGTGCCTCTGTTTTCATTTTGCTCCTTATTGTCTAGCAGGTTAGAGAGTTCCTGTTTAGTTGCCTCTAGGGCGTTTATTTGTCCTATTATATACTTATATGTTTCCATACTGTCAACCCCTCCGGACGTTACAGAGATTGCTAATGTTTTAACTCTATTATCTAAAGCTCGTCTTAATTTATATATTACGTTTTCTAAATCCATTATATAAGTGCTATTACTCTTAAGCAGTCTGGGCAATTCTTTCTAAATCTGTTGTGACTTCCACAATGATTAATAGTTTTTTTTTCTGCAGGAGCTTCTTCCAAAACTACTGGTTCTTCTTTTTTAGGTGTAAATAAACCTTTCACCCAATTTATAAAATGTTTAATCATTATTTTATTTGGCAGCCTACTTTTTTACCAGTCATGACTGCACCACCTGATTTATAAATGGCTCTTCCACCTCCAGCTTTTTTTAACTTTCCTGCTGAATCATGATGTGGAAAAGCTTTTTTAAATTTTTTATCTAAATCTTTTGTTTTTTTTGGTAGTGGTTGTTTTTTTATTTCATTTCCAAGTC